ACACCTGAGCATTGCCGTACACCTGAGCATTGCCACACACCAGAGCATTGCCGTACACCCAAGCATCGTCAAATTGAGAAAGGTTTTTTTCCGATTCAACGTATCCGCCGATATCGCCAGCAGCCACAGAAAGTCCAATAGCCATAAGCGCCTTTATTCGATACAGCGTTTTCCCTGCAAATTTTTTGGTGTCGTTTTTTACAAGTTCGTATTTCATTTCATCATCTCCATCACGTAGAAAATTCCCGTCCACACCAGCCACATCGCTGTAATGGACACTGCCGCCGACAGCACAATGCCGCCGATCAACACTATCTTTTCTTGCCTTTTCATGTGTTCTCCTTGATGTTGTGTTTGACTTCGATGGCTCTGGCGGATGCGTGGATTTTTGGGCTTATGCCAGTCACGCCTTGAACGGAAAACCAGCAATCTCGAATGACCTCATCATCCAGCGGCTTGCGCTGTGCTGGCTGCGGGGCCAAGTAAACACTCGCCATCAGCGGCAACTCGCGGTCAAGGCCTGAGCTCGCCACACCATCTGGGTCAGCTGTCAACGATGTGACGATTGCGTCAGGCTTTTGCTGCTGTGCTGGCATGACGCACTTGCCTTTGGGGCAATGACCCATACCCTCAGCGCCACTGTCAATGGCGTACTGGCAACGCCCATCTGTGCGGCACTGCTGTGCTGGCTGCGGGGCGACTGCAAGCATGACGGTGTAGGCGTCCTCGATGCCCTTGCTGATTGCGGCGTGTCCAATTGCCATGTCAACAGCGCCATCAAATCCAAGGGCTGCAATCATTTCCATTGTCGGCTCCACGGGAACGAGCTTCCAGCCTTGCTGCACGGGTGCTGGCTGCTCTGCCAGTGCTTTTCGCAGGGCGGTGATGGCTTGCTTTACCTTTTCTCGATAGGTAATTGCATCAGTAAAACTGGTGCGAATACCGGGATGTGGTTCTTCCAACGCCTCCAGCGCCAGCTTCATTGCTTCTTTGCTCATGCGTTCTTCTCCTTAAGTTTGGCTTCGATGGCTCGGGCAAATCTTTTTATATTCCACCTTTGGTAATCCTCACTCCAGTTCGCATAATCAATATCATCTATCTCCTCATCCGTCAGCACAACCCATGTGCGCTGTGCTGGCTTACCTATTCTTACGGGTATGCAGCCATACTTTGCACAATGAATTGCTGTTTCACAGTTGTCGCATATCTGGTTCATGTTTTTTCCTTTGGTTTTTTAGGCAATGCAGCCCATCCAACCCAAAATTCTTCTTTGCCGTGATATTCACCGTACACAGCAACACCATGTTTACTGAGTAACTGAACCTTTGCAGATTTTGGGCATGTCTCCATTGGTTGCCAGTAATACTCTGTGTCAATGATGGCTTTGCCGTCTTTGCTATGCGTAATCATGTTCCGTATGTTCCCCAACTTGGCATCTTCTCGTTGGCGGCTAATGCTTCCAATTTGATGTACAGATCGTCAAGTTCTGGTACGCCAAATTTGCGGCTGCAATAGTGCGACCAAAACCAAGCGGCTTCTTCCCACATACATTCTTTAAAAAGCCTGTCACGCACAAAAGCGCCGGGGCTATTTGGCATGTAGCATGTTGCGCTGTTATCAATCTCGGCTTGCATGGCCGCTGCAATGGCTGCGTAGTTCATGTTTGTCCTGTTTTGTTGCTGATGGCTCTATTATCAGAAAAACTTAGCTTTTACACATTAGGACAAACCCTTACAAGGGTCCACTCAAGCAGTTCTTGTTGAGTGACTCCATAGTGTTTTACAAAAGCTTTTGTTCCCATGCCATGAATGCCAGTGTTGCCACGATGATGTTCTACACATAAGCCCATCAGAGTCTTGTAGTCGCCTTTACCCCATCCTCCAGCCCTTAGATGATGTAACTCAACTGGAGCCGGGTCGTGATCGCCGTACAGATGATGACAAAGACAACATCCCAACGCGGCAACTTTGGCTTTGTGTTCTTTTTCTTCTTTAGTCATTTGAGCCAATGCTTGTAGGCGACCACTTAACTTCTCGCTCATCACCAAAGGCGTGAGCAAGCGTTATCAGGTCTGTCATCTCTTGCTTTGTCATTTTGCTGGTTGAAGTTCCCAGAACAACAAAGCCACCATCAATGCCGGGTATCGCTCGTTGCTTCTTCAGGCCAGCGGTCAGCAAATCCTTGTATTCCTCTTTAGTCAGCTTCTCGCCATGCCACGGAACTTGCTTGGATAGGTCTGACAAAATGCTCCACATCAACTGGTTTTGCGGAAGGCTTCGTTTTTCTTCTTCTAGCGTTAAAGTAAGCTTGTTTCCTGCCAAAAGGTAAGGCTTGGCTTTTTCCCATGCCTCTTTCATCGCTGTGTAGCCTTGTTGAGCAGAATAAAGTACAACTTTCAAGGCAAGACCTCGGAAACGCAAACATTGACGCTAGGAATAGTGGCATATATTTTTGTTGCATGAATGCTGACAACTTGGCAATCATCAACATAAACCACCGCGTTCATTGCGTCTAAAACTGACTTGACCACATTGTCTAGGTCGCCGACTTTCTTAATTGGCCTCTCCAAACCCGCTACACAGGCTTGTAAGCGTCTTTTGGAGTAAGACCGAGGCACAGGCATATTGACATACAAATAAACTGCTACAGGCGTTTTTAGCGGCTCACTGGCTCCCATTGCTTCTTGTGCTTTGTCAGCAATCAGCTTTTCATACTCAACAGTTTTCTTCGGTGTGTATGTGCGGCCTCTTGCAAAGCGTGGGCGTTGTTTTCCAACAGGATCGCCCTCTACAGAAAAAATGACTTGAAAGGTCAAAACGGAGCCTCCCCTGCCTGGTCACGCTGCTGCTTGGCGTACTCTTTGATTTGCTTCTTAGTCCAAGGTGTTGGACCTGATACTGGTGGAAATGGCCACATTACGCTTCCCTCGCTTTCAGCATTTCATCGGCAATCATGTAAGCCTCTAAAGCAAGAAATTTTGTATGAACAAACAAAGTGCCTGAACCGTCATCATTTTCAAAGCCTTCTATTTCGTCTACAAAAGTGTTTGACCTTTCTGTTGACATAAGCCCTTGCATAGCCTTGGCCGCAAAGTAGTCGCGCAAGGTCATTCCCAAGCTGATAGTTGGGCATTCGTTTAAGTCTCCGCACCACGGAAACGCTGGACCGCCCGTGTTTGTATTGTTCATTCCAATTCTCCGTCTTGTAGTTTCTTCATCAATGCACGAATCCGGACAACAGCGCCCGATCCATAGCGTTTTTCCAACCATTCCATACGAACGGGTGTCAGAACCTTTTGGCCTGTTGACTCGTATGTGCGGTAAAGCACCCTAGCTTCACCAAGTTCAATCTGGTATCTGTCACCAGCATTTGAAATTGTTTTTCGACTGTATGACATAAGGATATGGATTGAGTTTAAGCAAACCCCATTTTAGTTTTGGCAGCTTACGAACAATGTCAGCTTTGGTAAGCAAGCCAATTGTTGTGTAGACCTGCTTGTGTGTCCATCCAGTGATTTCTTTGATTTCACGACCAGACAGTTCGCCGTGTTCAAGCAGTTTTTTTAGTGTGTATGTTCTTGTCATGCAATCATTGTCCACAGCTTGTTTTTGTTTGTCATTAGTACTTACCCTTAAAAAGCATCGGCAGCATTTGTCCAATTTTTTGGCACATATGCTTTGGGATAACTTGTGCCATGATTTTTTGACAAAACACCAGTCAATTTTGATACGTACTCCAAAAGACGATATTCGTAATGAACTCGTTTTTCTCCATTCAAAGGTTTCAATTCTGGACGGTCATCAAACAATTGTTGATAGAGAACAATTTGTGCTGGCTTGTGTTCATCCTTTGTAGATGTATCTTTAACCCACGAAATTTCATCAATTTTTCTAAGTCCATCAATCAAACCAAGAATGTCTTTGCTATCACGTATGGCCTCAGTGACCATAGGCCACTTGTCAGACTCTGATCGGAAATGAAATGAGCAAGTCCATTTATCAGGAACAGTGCTAATGCCACCAGTCAACGGGCAACCGTTAGCCATACATTTGTAGCTAACAATTGGTTCTTCTTCAACACGTTGGGTTTTGATAAATCGGCTCATTTGTCATACTTTCCATCAATGATTTTTTGAAAATTACTTGCGTTAACGACCCATTCAAGGTCAGGCTTCCAAGTTCGCCCTTGTGTTTCAAAACCGTTTGCCAGCTTTGTATCGTTGGCGATGTAACCAAAGAAGTCAGACCACCATTCCAAGCCATCAGAAACCGTCTTGTAGCCATCTTTTGAGAAAGTTGAAGGCTTACCAGCCTGAACCCATCTTTGCTTAAGCATGGCCTTTCGGTTTCCCTCCCAGATTCTTGGCTGAACAAGATGTGGAAGATGCTTTTGCCATAAAGCTAAGATTTCTTGTTGAGGACACGTTGGAAACGTAGGTTCCGACATAGAAGCGTTAGCTTCTTTAATAACACTCTTCTCTTCTCTTCTCTTCTCTGGTAACAGATTAGTAACGCTTGCATCGTTACTTTCTACGTTACTTCTATGCTTTTCAGCTCTATTTTTTCCCAAAGCACGCTTTTTTGCAGTCTCACCATTGTGATAATCAAAATTTGGTAGCGTTAATTCATGGCCTTTTTGCTCAAGCCATCCAACCAAAGCGACTTGTTCAGCAAATCCTGTAGCGCAAGTAAGACGATCTAAAAACGAATATGTAACGCTTGATGCGTTACCGTTTACTGTATGTGTATCAAACCATGACCAAATTCTGACCAGTTTTCCAACAACCGCATCAGGGTCAAGATTCAATTGAGTGGCAATTGCTAAGACCTCCGGTTTGTCCGGTGTGTCTTTTTGCAGCTTTATCCAATCTCCTGCCATGCAAATCTCCAATAAAAAACCCCTGAAGGCCCGTGGTACCAGCACGAACTTTCAGGGGTCAGCCTGTGATGGCTTAGACATATCTGCAACTGGTACTTGCAATGTCTAAGCCATCTGACTAAATCATAACATCACTCAAGCCCTACTGTAAACAGTGATCTGACTGTTGTTGTGATACTTTTGCTGTGCAACGACAAGCTCACGCTTGCTGTAAAGCCCTTGCTCTTTATTGCGCCAGTTGAAAGCATTGTCTAACGACTTAGGTTGACCATCAGGCCAGCAATCTTCAACAACATGTACTTGTTGCTTTGGGACTTCAATCTGTTGTTTTCCTACAACAAACTTCTTTTTAGTCAATTTGAAAAAGTAGTCATGCTTTGATGTTGCACCGATGCGTTTCTTGGAATGTAAAACGATCAATCCATCCTCAATCAGTTCATCTCGAACAGCGGCCACGGAGCATTCAAACCTAGAAGCCATGCGAGACATGATGAGTCGGTGACTGCAAGGACCGTTTTTCAGTTGCTCGAGGTAGAAGCGTTTTTCTTGAAGCATATTTCAATTTCCTTTTTGGTAATGAGTTCAATGGTTTTGGCAAGAATTGCCACAGAAGCAGCTTCCCAATCTTGGAAATTGGGGCAATTGTTGGCAGCATGTATGTAAGCATGGGCCTCAATCAGCAAAGCCGATTCAAGTTCTAGTTGGTCTGGTGTTTTCATGCCATGAAGATTAGCATCGTTGAAATGTTTGTCTATAAGGGTTTGTCCTAATGTTTTTTTTGTTGATGCGTCATAAGATTGAGGCTCAACAACACAGGAGTTCACATGAACATTGACAATCTTACTTATGCCGAATTAAAGCAAATCGCCGCCATGTTTCATAACCAAGCACCCGCTTCCGTCACGCCACATCCATTTGTCGGCAAATACGTGATCGCACGCTGCTACGCCGCTGGTGTCCATGCTGGCGAAGTTGTTAGCTCAAACGGTGAAGAAGTAATTTTGAAAGACTCTCGGCGTTTGTGGTCATGGAAAGCAAAAGATGGCATTGCTTTATCAGGCGTGGCGCAAAAAGGCATCAAGTCCGATAGCAAAGTTGACACCATGAATCCTTTGATTTCATTGACAGGGGTTTGCGAGCTTATTGTTTGCAGTAATGTTGCCAAGGCATCTATCAATGGCTAAACAAAAACAATTTATTGATGGCTCTGGCTATGGCGATGGCTCTGGCTCTGGCGATAGCTCTGGCTATGGCTATGGCTCTGGCTATGGCTCTGGCGATGGCTATGGCTCTGGCGATGGCTATGGCTATGGCTATGGCTCTGGCTCTGGCGATGGCTCTGGCTCTGGCTATGGCTATGGCTCTGGCTCTGGCGATGGCTCTGGCGATGGCTCTGGCG